CAGAAACAAATGTTGATGCTGGTGAGTTGCGTGATGAAACTGGAATGGTTTCTAAGATTAAACGCAATACTGAAACTGGCGATTTATATTCTACAGAGATGCCTTCAGTCTCTAAAGAAGTTAAAAAACCCACTGTAAAAAATAAACCTAAACCTGCACAGATTAAAAAAGCAGAAAATGACATCAATGAGATGCCAGAAAAACTTCGTGCGCCTGGATATATGCCACCCAGTTTAGTTAAAAAAATTGATAAAAAAAATGTAATCAAACCAACACCAAGATCCCCTGGCAGAATGGTTGCAGAAGATTCTGATCTTGCTATGACTTCCACTATGGAAGATAAAGGTAGACGCTTGATGAGAGATGCTGGTATGGAGTTTAAAGCTGGCGGCAAAGTATCTTCTGCCTCCAAACGTGCAGACGGCATTGCTATTCGTGGAAAAACGAGAGCGTAATGGCAATTAATCCTATAGACCCTTCTAAAAAAACTAGCGGTGACGGAAGCGAAAAATACACGCCTCCTAAAAGGAAAACTGTTCCTAGTGAATACGACAAAGTTGCAGAAAAAGTTGATAAGGAAAATGCTGCTGAAAAGGCTAAGGCTGAGTTAAAAAAAATGGCAGAAGAAACACGGGCAAAGACTAAAGCCGAAAGCCCACGCACGTACACGGAAAGACTGCAAGATATGGGCAGATTGCCTAAACCTAGCGTTGGTAGCGGTAGTGCTGGTGGCGGAGATTTTAGCAGTATGAAAGGTTTGGATAAACCGTTTAAAGCTGGTGGCAAGGTATCTAGTGCTTCTAAACGGGCCGATGGATGCGCACAACGGGGCAAAACTAAAGGGAGAATGGTATGAGAGCCAGTCGAGGTATGGGTGACATATCCCCATCTAAAATGCCAAATGGCGTAAAGAAAGCCCGTAAGGATGATACAGATTTTACCCAGTACGCAGAAGGCGGCGCAGTCAAAATGGCTGGCGGCGGTCTTTATGCTAATATCGCTGCAAAGAAAAAACGGATAACTGCGGGTTCAGGCGAGAAAATGCGTAGCGTTGGTTCTAAAGGTGCTCCTAAAAAAAGCGACTTTGTCAATGCAGCAAAGACCGCATCGTATGCAGAAGGCGGAAAAACCAAGTCTAAAGTAAATGAAGCAGGTAATTACACTAAGCCAGAATTACGTAAAAGAATATTTAACAGTGTAAAAGCTGCAGCGGTACAGGGTACTGGAGCAGGTCAATGGTCAGCTCGCAAAGCACAATTAATGGCTAAAAAATATAAAGCTGCTGGTGGGGGCTATAAGTGAAATGGTCAGACAAACGCAAAGAGTCGATCAACTGCGACAACCCGAAGGGGTTCTCGGAGAAAGCTCATTGCGCCAGCAAAAAGAAAATGGCTGGGGGTGGCTTGGCAAAATCACAGCAATCTTTAAAGGCTTGGGGCGACCAAAAGTGGACAACCAAGTCAGGGAAGAAGTCGTCCGAGACGGGGGAAAGATACCTGCCAAAAAAGGCAATCGAAGCCCTAAGCCCACAGGAGTACGCAGCAACAACACGAGCAAAACGGCAAGGAAAAGCACAAGGAAAGCAGTTCGTGCCCCAGCCACCAAAAGTAAAAGCAAAAGTAAAACCGTATAGGAAGATATGACCACTACTGGTACAAATAACTTCAACCTAGACATGAACGACCTCATTGAGGAGGCGTTTGAACGTTGTGGTTTAGAGGTTCGCTCTGGTTATGATTTCCGTACTGCACGGCGGTCTTTGAACCTATTGACGATTGAATGGGCTAATCGTGGTATTAACTTATGGACTGTAGAGCAAGGGCAGTTTGTAATGAATACTGGGCAGGCTATTTACCCTATACCTGTAGATACAGTTGATCTTTTAGATACCGTGGTGCGTACTAATAATGGTCAGAGCAACAATCAGATTGACATTAATATTAGCCGTATTAGTGAACCTACTTACCTTACCATACCCAACAAAAACGCTAATGGGCGCCCAATTCAGGTTTGGTTTAATAGGCAGTCAGGTAATGTTGCAACTGTTCCACAGACTGCTTTAAACGGTGCTATCAATGCAACTGACACAACTATTACCCTAGTTAATGCGGCTACTATTCCAACTCAAGGGTTTATTAATATTGACAACGAGACCATTGGTTATCAGAACATTGTAGGCAACCAGATTATTAATGCTTGGCGTGGTCAGAACGGCACAACGGCGGCAAGCCATTTAACGGCTGCAGAGGTATATACCAACAACTTACCATGTGTTAACGTCTGGCCTACCCCTAACCCACCTGGCGATCAGTACACATTTGTATATTACAGAATGCGTAGGATTCAAGACGCAGGCACTGGTATCAGAACCCAAGATATTCCATTTCGATTTATCCCCTGTATGACCGCTGGTCTGGCTTATCAATTAAGTACCAAGATGCCTGGGGTTGATCCAAATAGAATAATGATGCTCAAATCTGATTATGAACAACAATGGCAGTTGGCTGCGGACGAAGATAGAGAAACAGCCACAATCCGTATAGTTCCACGCAATATGTTTTATTACAGATGATATGCCATGCCAAATAAGTTTTCTTCAGGTAAATATGCTATTGCGGAGTGCGACAGATGTGCACAACGGTATAAACTTACGGAGTTAAAGATACAGATATTAAAGACAAAACCGTATCAAGTTAAGGTTTGCCCGTCTTGTTGGGATCCAGATCAGCCTCAGTTGTCTCTAGGCTTGTACCCAGTAAATGATCCACAAGCGGTGCGGGAGCCAAGACCAGACGTGAGTTATTTAGTATCAGGACAAAGTGGCTTGCAGATTAACCAGACGGGTATTGGCCCAGATGGGTTTGGAAGTCCAGAATTAGGTAGTAGGGTGTTTCAGTGGGGGTGGAATCCAGTCGGGGGTAGTAGAGGTCCTGATGCAGGTTTAACCCCAAATGACTTGGTACAACAAGTAATTCTTGGTACAGTAACGGTAACAACAACTTAAGGAGTTGAAAATGTACAAAAAAGGCGCAGATGGCGTTACTAAAACGGGCAAAACCGAAGGTAAAAACTTAGGTGACTCAGGCCCAACAGTGGCTATTGAGAAGGGTCCAGCACATCGCTCTGGTGGTGGTAAAACCAATGCTGATATGAAAAAATATGGTCGTGGTATGGCTAAGGTGATGAACCAAAAGCGCCACGCAGGAAGAGGACGTTAATCATGGCTAAATTTTCTATGAAAAAAGGCGGTAAGGAAGTAGGCCCTGCTTCGGTTTATGCTGCACCGCACACAATGGATGGTAAAGCTACTAATATTGTGGCGGATAGTGCTACCAAACCAGGCAAAGATAAGATTGACCAGATGAACATCTCTGTTGCTGGCGTTAGTAAGGGTAATTACCCTCCTGAGAATCGTTACGGCAAAATTCAAATGCGTGGTACTGGCGCTGCTACTAAAGGCAAAATGTCTAGCGGGAAGATGGGCTAATGAATTTCCAGCAGCTATCTGAGGCTATTCAAAGCTACACAGAGTCAACTGAGCAGTTATTTGTTCAGAACATCCCGAACTTTGTTCAGCTTTGTGAAGAGCGGGTTTATAACGCCGTTCAGATCCCTGCTATCCGTAAAAACGTCATTGGTAACTTTACTTCTGGTGATAGTTATTTAGCTCTACCTAGCGACTACTTAGCGTCTTTTTCCCTTGCTGTGATTGATGCACTTGGTAATTACACGTATTTAATTGATAAAGACGTTAACTTTATCCGTGAGGCATATCCAAACCCTACCGATACTGGTACTCCTAGGTACTATGCTCAGTTTTTACCCTACACCTACTTAATTGGGCCGACTCCAAACAGTAGTTACCAGACCGAACTGCACTATTATTACTACCCCACTACAATTGTTCAGGGCGGTTTGTCTGGTTTTGGTACGATTGTTGGCGGTTCGGGATATACCAATGGGGTATACGAAAATGTGCCTTTGATTGGCGGAGATGGCGCAAATGGTACGGCAACCATTACTGTATCGGGTGGCTCTGTAACCGCAGTGACTCTAGTTAACCCAGGATATTTATATCTTGTAGGCAACTCTTTAAGCGCCGCTACCTCTACAATAGGGGGTACTGGAAGTGGATTTTCAGTACCTGTTAATAATATTCAAAACGCAGCTGGAACTTCTTGGCTGGGTGATAATTTTGAAAGTGTTTTGTTGTATGGTTCGTTGCGTGAGGCTATCATCTTCCAAAAAGGTGAACAAGACTTAGTTACATATTACGAACAGAAGTACCAAGAATCCTTAGCATTACTCAAAGATTTGGGTGATGGTAAAGATAGAAGAAGTGCATACCGTGATGGACAACTTAGGCTGCCTGTACCTGGACCTGTTAGATAATTTTTTTAGGAGCAAAAAATGGCAATTACTCAAGCAATGGCTACATCGTTTAAGGTTCAACTCTTAAATGGTACCCAAAACTTTTCATCAAATACGTTTAAGATAGCTTTGTATACTAGCTCTGCTACTATTAACGAGAACACAACTGCATATTCCGCAAGTAATGAAGTGCCTTCAACAGGTAACTACAGCGCTGGTGGTAATACTTTATCGGTTAGCGTGACCCCAACAAACTCTGGTAACGTAGCTTTTATTTCGTTCTCCAACACTTCTTGGGCAAACGCAACTATTACTGCGGCTGGGGCTTTAATTTACAACAACACTAATGCTAATGCGGCTGTATGCGTATTGTCTTTTGGTGGTGATAAGACCTCTACTAACGGTACATTTGCAGTGAACTTCCCAACTGCTGACGCAAGTAACGCAATTATTCGTTTGACCGCTTCGTAATTAGGAGAGCCTTATGGCTTTGATTCTGAAAGATAGGGTTAAAGAATCCAGCTCTAGCTCTGGCACAGGCAACATTACGCTTGGTGGCGCAATTCCTGGCTATCAAACGTTTAACGCAGCTATAGCTACTGGTTCTACCGTTTACTACACCATCCATAACTTAACTGCTGGGTCTGATACCGAGTGGGAAGTTGGTCTTGGTACGTTTACGTCTCCAGCTACGTTAGCTAGGACTACGGTTCTTTCTTCATCTAATTCAGGATCGGCAGTTAACTTTACCGCTGGCGCAAGTGGTCTTGAGGTGTTTATTACCCAGCCAGCTGAAGAAGCGGTTTATTTAAACAATGCTACAGGCAAAGTTGAGATTGGCGGTAATGGCACAAATACTGTGTCGTTTACTAATATCAACACGACTAACTTAACAGCTACTACGGTTACTCTGACTGCGGGTACGATTAGCACTAACGCAGCAAACGCAACCGACATTACAAACAAACAGTATGTAGATGGTCTAGTTCTCTCTGGTACTCATTTTCACGAGCCTGTTTTAGTTGAAGAAGACGTAGCTTTAAATGCGGTATACGTGCAGCCAAACGGTGCTGGTAATGGTGTAGGCGCAACACTTACTAATAATGGGGCTAATGCTGCTCTTGTTGTTGATGGTGTAAGCGTATCTAACACAGCCCGTATTTTGGTGTAT